TTGTAGATGAGTATGAAGATTTAAATTACGAAGATTTTAGAATGATGCTATCTAGATTAGGTAAAGATAGTAAATTAATATTTTGTGGTTCTAAAGAGCAAATTGATAAGTCAATTGGAAGCCGTAGTTGTATCAATAGTACTTTAAAATTAGAAGATAGTAATATAGTAGGTTATAATACTTTAAAAGCCAATCATAGAAATACTAGTATTACTAAAATTTTAAATTACATAGAAAATGAATTACTTTAGTGCAAAAGGAATGAAGATTTTTGAAAAAGCAGTAAAAGATATGATAAAAGAAAATGAAAAATGTAAAAGAGATGAAAAACATAAAAGTAGCAAACATAAATACAACTATAAAGAAGCTATTTAGGGATTGGTTGTATTTAACTAAAATTTTTCACAAACTTACTGATCAACAAATAAATATATTATCTTTATTTTTATATGAATATTATAAGCTAAAAAAGGAAGTTACAAATGAAAGAATAATAAATGAAGTATTATTTGATTATAAAATTAAAATGAAAATCAAAGAAGAGTTAGGAATTAAAGATCCTTCTTTACAAAATGCAATGACTATATTTAGAAAAAAAGGTATAGTAGTAAATAATCAACTATCAAAATTATTTATACCACAGATAGAAAAAGATGCAAATAATTTTAAATTAATTTATAATTTTAATATAATAAATGAAGAATAAAGAGCTAAAAAAATATAAACATACCCTAGGGTTAGAAAATAATTTGAACGATGAAGAAATAGATAAAATAGTTAATAGTCAATTTAGATTTGCAAAGGAAAAGATAGAAGAATTAAACAATAATAATTTAAATAAAGATAACAAATACAATTTTAATAATATAGTATTTTATTTTAAAAGAATAGGGAAGATTTATCTAAATAACATAAATAATAAATAATATGAAAAATTTAACACAAGACGAAGTAGTATCAATGCTAGAAACATTTCCATTGATACCAAGAAAGAATTTTGTTTACATTACAATGAACAAATCAACTGATGAAGAAGACGAAGAAAGCATTTTAGAAGAACAATATGTTAAAGAAGAGCAATTTGTAATTGCTGTAGGAGGAAGAGTACAAGATATTGAGCCAGGAATGAAAGTTTTGTTAGATCCTGATAAAATGACTAAGTATATCCAAGATCCTAATGATATAACAACAAAGATTCCTACTATTAATGCTTTACCATTTGAATTAAGTGAAGACTTAGTAGTGGCAAGGATTTCAGATGATATTATTCACTCAATTGATTTAAGAGATTAATAAAAACAAATAAAATTAAAACTATGAGCAAAAAGGAAGAAAAAGAAACAGAAAAAGATAATAATTTACTTGAACAAGCTGAACTTAATGAAAAAACAAGTAAAGAATATAAAATTATTTTTTCTGCATTGAATCATGCTAATAAGAAAGGTTGTTTTTCTATAGAAGAAGCAACTTTTATTTTTAATACACTTCAAAAATTTAAATAATGAAGCTAGTAGAATTTAAAGACTATGAGTTGACAGTCCCTGAAGAAGTTTGGGGACTAAAAACTTTTAAAAAACTTTTAGATAGAGATAAAACTAAAAATAAAGTAAACGCTACTAAAGAAATGCTATTTGTATTTCATTATTCTGATATTAGATCTGATTTTAATTATATACTAGATAAAGAAGAGAAAATAGAAGAAGTAAAAAAAGAAGTAGGATTGAAAGATTCTTGGAAAATGGATAAGCAATTAGAAGAAGCAATTGACTTATACAAAAAACTTAGTACTACTGTAGTAGAAAAATTATATATGAATTCATTAATAGCAGCTTCTGACGTAGGTAATTATTTAGCAAGAACAAAATATCTATTAGAAGAAAGAGATGTAAAAGGAAGTCCTATTTATGACATTTCTAAGATTACAACTGCAGTACAGAAAGTACCTAAGTTAATGGCAGATTTAAAAGAAGCATACAAAGAAGTAGTAAAAGAAAAAGAAACATTAGAAGGTAAATCAAAAGGAAGTAGAAAATATAATTTATATGAAGAGGGAATTTAATAAAGAAGTATTGTTAAAAGAAGGTTATTATGAACTTCTAATAGAAACAATACAAGAAGTAGGAGAAGCTGTCACCTGCACATTAGGTCCAGATGGAAGTACAGTTATTATTAAAGATTATAATGGAAATAGTTATATCACTAAAGATGGAGTATCTGTACTCAATGCCATTAGTTTTGTAAACTCGCAAAAGAAAGTAATAACTGACATAATTAAAGAAGTTGCAGAAAAGACTGTAAATGAAGCAGGTGATGGCACTACTACTTCATTATTATTTTGTAGTTTTTTTATTTTAGAATCTATTAAACTATTAAGAGAGGGTGAATCTATTAGAGAAGTCAGAAAAGAGTTAGAAAAATTAGAAAGAATTATATTAACAGAAATACAATTAAAATCAAAACAAATAAAAGAAGATAAAGAAAGTTTTATTAAAAAAATTACTAATGTATCTTCAAATGGTGACTCTAGTATAGTAGATTTAGTTTTAGAAGCATATAAATATTCTGACAATATAAAAATTGTAGAAGATATCAACTTAAAAGATTCTATTGAAAAAGAAGATGGTTATATTATAGAACGTAAAAATAAATCTATTAATTTTAATATAGAAGATGAAGTCTATAATAATTTATTTACAATTATTGTAAATGATAAATTTACATCTTTTCCAAAAGAAATTACTAAAGAAATTACTAAGAATAAAGACAAAAATATATTAATAATTGCACATTCTTTTAATAATCATATTATTGAAAAAGTAAATTTATTTAATAAAGGAAATAACAAAATTATACTAATAGAAGCTCCTGGAATGTCTGATTTTAAGAGATTACTATTAGAGGATCTTATAGAATATTTAGATATTAATAAATCAGATAAATTTTATATAGGAGGTACAGCTCAAAAAGTAAAAGTAGACTTTAATAAGATTACACTATTTGGTACTCCTAATAAAAGAATTAAAGCTAGAATTAAGAGGTTAAAATCTTCTATTGAAAAAGCAAATGATGAAGTAAGTCAAACTACTCTTAAATCTAGGTTAGAAAAATTAACAGATAAAACAGTTACAATACGTGTAGGAGGTAATTCTAATATAGAAAGTAGAGAACGTAAAGATAGAGTAGAAGATGCAGTACTGGCTGTTAATTGTGCCTTAGATGAAGGATATTTACCAGGGGGGGGACAATTTTTAAAACATTTATACAATAAATATCAATATTTAATGTTTTCTGAAATATTTTTACTTCCTTCTAAAAAATTAGAAGAAAATGGCACAGATTTAAGTAAAATAGATACTGATGATATTATAGATCCATCCAAAGTGCTTAAAACAGCTTTAAAAAATTCTATATCTGTAGCCAAAACATTAGTTTCATCAGGAGCATTAATAACAAGTCCATATGACATACAAAACAAATAAATACCAAACACCTATAAATAAGGAATTAAAAAAGAATTTACCTAAAGAGGTGTATGATGACATTATAGAGTTTATAACAAATGTAAAGTTTATAAACAATCTTATACAACCAGAAGAAATACGTGGTTATATTAAAGATAGACCTGTAATGACTTATATTAATGATGATAATGAAGAAATAGAATACGAAGATGGCAGAAGAGAAGTATATTTACATAATCCTCATATATTAGAGGATATGGATTACTTCAGAGAAAAAGCCTTATTCTTTCAAGAAAATGGTAAGTATACTAATATTATACCTAATGGTAATCCTAAATCTGATTATACTAAATTTTGGAAAGAAGAAGTAAAAAAATGGAAAGAAGGTGTAGTTAGACCTGATGGAGAATGGATTCCTGGGGAGTTGTACTTTTATTGGAACTACTCACCTATTTGGCTATCAGAAAAAGATCCAAATTCAAAGGGACAAAAGAAAAGTAATAGAGTAAGGCAATTTCCTAAACCTTGGTTAGGTGATTATTTGTTTTTTCATTATGTTAATCAAGCTAAAGAAGAAGGTAAACATGGTAAACTATTAAAAACTAGAGGAGTTGGATTTAGTTTTAAAGCAGGAGCATGGAGTCCTAGAAATATGTACTGTTATCCTGGATCTGGTAATCCTAATTTTCATTTAGCATCTGAAAAAACTTTTTTATCGGGAGATAAAGGAATATGGGGTAAAGTATTAGATACATTAGACTGGATAGCTGAACATACACCTTTACCTAGAATGAGACTTATTGATGGTAAAAAAGCAATGGAAATTCAGTTAGGATTTGAAGATGAATATGGATCTAGAAAAGGATTATTATCATCTGTATATGGTGTGTCACTAAAAGATAACCCTGACAAAGCAAGGGGTGTAAGGGGTCCACTTATACATTATGAAGAAGATGGATTATTCCCTAATTTAGAAAAAGCTTGGAGTATAAACAGAAAAGCAGTAGAAGATGGTGGAGTATCATTTGGTTTTATGTTAGCAGGAGGAACAGGAGGTGTAGAAGGAGCTTCTTTTGAAGGATCTGAAAAATTATTTTATAGTCCTAGAGCTTACAACATATTAGGAATACCAAATGTATTTGATAAAAATGCAAATGAAGAATTAAAATGTGGATTTTTTTGGGGAGCATATTTAAATAGAAATAAATGTTATGATGAAAAATTAGGAGAACCTGATGTTATTAAAGCATTAATAGAAGTTTGTTTAGATAGGTTTAAAGTAAAATATAGTTCATCTGATTCTTCTTCTATTACTCAAAAGAAGGCTGAAGAACCTATTACTCCGCAAGAAGCTATTATGAGAACAGAAGGTACTGTGTTTCCAGTATCAGATATTAAAGAATACTTTGAAAACATATATGTAAAGAAAGAAGATTTTGTTTCCAATCATTATGTAGGAGAATTAGTAGTAAACAATGAAGGAAATATAAAATGGAAAGTAAATTCTGATTTGCATCCTATTAGAAGATATGATTTAGCTACAGCAGATAAGACTGGTGCTGTTGAAATTTTTGAAATGCCTAAAAAAAATGGAGAAGGAGTAGTATTTAGAGAAAGGTATATAGCAGGAATTGATCCTATTGACTCTGACAAAGGTAGTTCTTTATATTCTATGTTTATAATGGACACATGGACAGATAGAATTGTTGCAGAGTACACTGCAAGACCTAAATTAGCTAAAACTGCTTATAATAATACTATGAAACTTTTACAGTTTTATAATGCACAAGCTAATTATGAAAGTAATTTAAAAGGTTTATTTGCTTACTTTGAAAATAGAAATTGTTTATATTTGTTATGTGATACTCCACAAATACTAAAAGATATGGAATTAACTACTCCTAAAGCTCAGTATGGCAATAAAACTAAAGGGACACACGCTAGTGCAGCTATAAATAAATTAGGTAGAGATTTACAAGCTGAATGGATGATGACGGATGCTTATGGAGAAGATAATTTATGGAATTTACATAAAGTTAGAAGTTTTGGGTATTTGGAAGAGGCTATTAAATGGAATGCAGATGGTAACTTTGATAGAATTTCTTCTATGGGTATGTTAATGATACTTAGAGAAGAAAGAAAAAAAAGAAATCAACAAGCAAAAGAAAATAAACAAAAGAAATTAAATCAGCTATCAGATGATCCTTTTTTCTCTAAAAATTTTTCAACTAAAATAGATAAAGATTTTAATTCAGCTATGAGTGATCATAAAAAATAATAAAATTTATATATAAATATTTTTATAATATTATAAATAATATTATATTTGCATAATATACAATAAACATATGAGTGTTATACATAATAAAAAACAGCCTAGACAAAGATTGCCTTATAGCAAAAAAACAAAATCTTGGAGAAAAGATAATGTTGATGCAGCTGATAAATTTTCATTTTATCATAATGAGGTAGTACGTCAAACTTTAAAAAATAAAATTATAAATCTTAATTTATATAATGGTATAGTAGATATTAGAGATTTACATAATACTGTAAATCCTCATCAAATTGATGCATCTTTTATTCCTGATAATATACCTCATCATCCAGTAATGAATGCTAAAGTAGATTTATTATTAGGTGAAGAAATAAATCGTAGATTTGATTATAAAGTATTAGTCACTAATCATGATGCTATTTCTACTAAAGAAGAAGAACTTAAAAAAGAACTTAAACAAAAAATGATTTCTTATTTTGAAAGAAATTATAGCAAAGAAGAATTAGAAGAAAAATATAAAGAATTAGAAGATTTTCTTAAATACGACTACCAAGATATTAGAGAGAGATTAGCTACACAAATATTACAACATTATTCTAGTGAGCAAAATTTTAAAAGAACATTTAATAATGGATTTAAAGACGCTTTAATTATGGCAGAAGAAATATATCAAATAGATATAGTTTCTAATGAGCCAGAATTAAAAAAACTTAATCCATTAAAAGTACATTGTGTAAGAAGTGGTAAGTCAGAAAAAATTGAAGACTCTGATTTAATTATATTAGAAGATCATTGGAATCCTGGTAGAATTGTTGATACATTTTATGAGGAATTAAAACCTGATGATATTGATTACATAATGGATTATTCTACTAAAAGAACTAATAATAGTTACACTGATGATGATAATAATCACGTATTACTTAGAGATGGTTATGTAGGACATGGTGGAGGACCTGCAGGAGGTTTAGATGCTATGTTTAACTTAGCAGAAGTTAATGGTCATTATTTTGGTTCAGATTATACTGATGAAAATGGTAACATTAGAGTTCTTAGAGTTTATTGGAAATCTTTAAAGAAAATTAAAAAAGTAAAATATTATGATGAATTTGGAGATGTAGAATATAAATACAGATCTGAAGAGTATATAGAAGATAAAACTAGAGGAGAAGAGTCTAAAAATCTTTGGGTTAATGAATGGTGGGAAGGTACTAAATTAGGTAAGGATATTTATATTCAAATGAAACCTAAAAAAGTACAATATAATAAAGTATCTAATCCATCTTTTTGTAGTCCTGGAATTATAGGAGAAGTATATAATACCAACCAAGGTAGAGCAGTATCACTTGTAGATAAAATGAAAAACTACCAATATTTATATGATGTTATATGGGATAGAACAAATAAATCTATTGCCACAAACTATGGTAAAATTTTTGAACTTGATTTAGCTAAAGTACCAGATAATTGGGAAATAGAGAAATGGATGCATTTTGCAGTTACTAATAAAATAGCTGTAGTAGATTCTTTTAAAGAAGGTAATAAAGGTGCTTCTACTGGTAAATTAGCAGGAGGAATGAATACAGTTGGTGGTAGAGCCATTGATATGGAGACAGGTAATTATATACAACAGCATATGCAATTACTAGAATTCATTAAACTTGAAATGGGAGAAATTGCAGGAGTTTCTAGACAAAGAGAAGGTCAAATATCTAATAGAGAAACTGTAGGAGGAGTTGAAAGGTCTGTTAATCAATCTGCACATATTACAGAGTATTGGTTTAGTAAACATGATGATGTTAAAATTAGAGTTTTAACTGCATTTTTAGAAACTGCTAAAATAGCTTTAAAAAATAATAAAAAGAAAACACAATTTATATTAGATGATCAAACAACTCAATTGTTAGATTTATCTGATGATTCTATATCAGAAGCAGATTATGGATTAACCTTGACTAGTGGTACTAAAGCTACAGAACTAGAACAATCTATGAAACAATATGCTCAAGCATTTATTCAAAAAGGTGGACCTCTTTCTGTTATTACTGATATTTACTTTAGTGGTAGTATTTCTGAAATGAGAAAGAAATTAGAAAAAGCTGAAAACAATATGAATAAACAAAATCAGCAGCAACAAGAACAAGCTAATAAAATAAAGCAACAAGAACTTCAACAGCAAGCTCAAAAAGAGCAAAAAGAACAAGAAAGAGCAGACAGAGAATTAGATATTAAAGATAATATATCTAAAAGACAAGAAGAAACTAAAAGATATGTAGCTAATTTAAAAAATTCTGATGATGGAGTTGCTGATCCTATAAATGAAAAGAAATTAGAACTAGATTATGAAAAATTAAGAAATAACAAATTAGAACAAATTAAAGAGTTAGAAGCTAAAATGACTATGCATAAGGACAAAATGCAAAGAGAAGATAAAAAAATAGCAATGCAAAAGAAAAATAAATCTTCAAAATAGCTATGTAAACGTTAAACAATTTTATAATTAATTAAAGTATATATTGTTTTTATAATTAAAAAGTTGTATATTTGTACAATAAAATAAAGGGAAATGGTAAAAGTTAACAATGAAGAAGAATTTGACATGGGAGTCTTTGGAACAGATGAAGATGTTCAGTTAAATTTAGATGAAACAACAAAACTAGAATCTGAAGAAGAAAAAGAAGATTCTGAAGAAAATAATAATAACACTAACGAGAACAATACCAATACTTCAAAAGATGAAGAGGAAGAAAGTTCAGAGGACGTAGTTAGTAAAGAAAAAGATGAAGAGGGTAATTCTGATGAAGACACTTCCCCTGATATTTTTACTTCCTTTGCAACTTTATTGTCTGAAAAAGGATTACTCTCTTCTTTTAATAAAGAAACAAAACTAGAGTCAGAAGAAGATTTAGCTAATTTAGTTAAATCTGAAATTGATAGTAGATCAAAAGAAATGATTGTATCAAAACTTGGAGAAGAAGGTTTTGAAGCATTAGAAAAAGGTGTTAGTTTATCAGAGTACCAAAGTTATAAAACTGATTTAGAAACTTTAGATTCTGTAAATGATGAAGCATTAGAAAATAATCAAGATCTAAGTAAAAGAATTATTTTAGAAGATTATAAAGCACAGGGACTTCCTGAAGAAAGAGCTATTAAACTTTTAAATAAATCTGTTACATTAGGAGAAGAATCATTATTAGAGGACGCTAAAGAATCTTTAGATAGTTTAAAAGAATATCAAAAAGTTCAATTTGCAAAAACTCAAGAGCAAAGAACAGAACAAAGAAATCAAGCTTTGCAAGAGCAAGAAAAAATAGATAATGATTTAAAAAATTCTGTTTATAATACTAAAGAAATTATAGATGGAGTAAAAATAAATAAAGAAATTAAAGATAGAATGTATGATACAATGACATCTATAGTTTCTAAAAATGAAAATGGTGTTCCAGAAAATCAATTAATGAAAGATAGGAGAGAAGATCCTATTAATTTTGATACTAAATTATATTACTTATATACTTTAACCAAAGGATTTAATGACTTTTCTAAATTAATGAACACTACAACAAGTAAGGTTACTTCTGATTTTGAAAATGCACTTAGAAGTAATTCTAAATTTGAGAATTCAGGATCTCCTGACTTTTTAAATGATGCTGATTCCTATGATGGAATTGGGGAAGAACTAAACATGTAAACAATTAAAATAATTATAAACTATGAGTATTGGAAAATTTGTAATGACAAAAGGTAAGGCTTGGTCAGGTCTTACTACTAAAAACCATATCGGTGCTATATTTGGTTCAAAACCACAATTGGCTAGTAAGCTAACAACTGTTTTGCTTCAAAATGCAGGTATGAAAAATTTAGATACTACTTTATCTAAGTTCCCAGAAAAAGTGCTAGAAACAGCAGAAGATTTTGTATGGAAACTAGTTGGTAGTGATGAAAGAAATATTGCTTTAGAAGAAGCTAGAGTTGATGGTGTTGTAGTAGATCCTTCTGATTCAGGAGTGGGAGCACAACGTGGTATCATTGAATTAGTATTTGAAGAAAAAATATTTACTAAAGTTCAAGTAATTGCAGGTATTAGACCTGATGATTATCAATATAGAATTTTAGGAGAACCTTCTGAAGATGGTGGAAGATATGTCTATGAAGTAGAATTATTTGGTGGTGAAGAAACATTAGCAGGTGCTCCTGGTGATGAATTTACTCCTGGTAATGCATTTAGTATTGAATCTGCTTATGTAGAAGATGAACTTTCTACTGAAGGTGCAGGTATTAGCTTTACTTCTCCTTACTTAATGAGAAATACTATTTCTACATTAAGATTTGAACATAAGGAGTCTGGTGCAATGATTGATTATAAAACTAAGCCAGTTTATTTTGCAGGTATTGAAACAACTGATGGTAGCGGAAAAGTACACAAGTCTGTAACATGGATGCAAGAAGTATATTGGCAGTTTGAGAGACAAATGTCTCGTATTAAAGCTAGAACACTTATGTTTGGTAAAACAAACAGAGACTCTAATGGACGTTTCTTAAACAAAGGTAAGTCTAACATTGAGATTAAAGCTGGTTCTGGTATTAGAGAACAAATGGAAGTATCTAATACAACTGGATATAACACTTTCTCAATTAGATTATTAGAAGATATGCTTTCTGAGCTATCAGAAGGTAAATTAGATTTTGATCAACGTAAATTTGTTGTAAGAACAGGAGAAAGAGGAGCTTCACAATTCCATAGAGCAGTAACTAAAGAAGCTTCTGGATGGATGGCAGTAGGGTTTGATAATACAGGTCAAAATGCAATTCAAAAAGCTAGCTCACCATTGCATACAAATTCATTTAGTGCAGGATTCCAATTCACAGAATGGAAAGCTCCTAATAATGTACATGTAATGCTAGAAGTTGATCCAATGTATGATGATAAAGTTAGAAACAAAGTACTTCACCCTGATGGTGGTGTAATTGAATCTTACCGTTATGACATTCTTTATATTGGAGATATGGAAGAGCCTAATATTCAAAAGATCAAAGTTAAAGGTGAAGATGAATTAAGAGGTTATAAATCTGGTATTAGAAATCCTTTCACTGGTCAAAGAGGTGGAGAAATGCAACATATGGAGGATTCTGCAATTATGACAGCTATGTGTAATACAGGAAGTATGGTAAAAGATTCTTCTAGAACTGCAACATTAAAGTTTAATTACGCAGCATAATAATAATAATTAATATAGGTCTTAAAGGGTGAGCCTAAAATCACCCTTTTTTATTAAAATAAAATATCAAAATAATGGGAAAAGCAAAGGAAAAAGAAGTAAGCAATTTTAAATTACCAGAAGAAAGTGTAAATTTAAAATTTATTAAAAGAAAAAAAGGTATGGCAGCTAACGTGGAAGATAACCATGTTATTTCAGGTGGAATGTTAGAAAGATCTGTTAAAAAATACTGCGCCCCAGCCTTGAGAAGTGGGGTAATTAAAAATATCTTGACTGCTGAAGAAAAATCATTTTTAGAAGCTGAAACAGATTTAAATTTATCAGCATATTCTGAATATTGGCATACTAAATATGTAAATTTATATAAACAATCTTCTTCTAATAATTTTGATCTATCTGATCCAAGTGATTATATATCTTATAAAATTCTATTAGCTAATAAAGATGATATTGCTCCTGATTGGAAATCTAGAAATAAAAAACAAACTTTTCAATTTGCAATTGTTAGAGATAATGAAATTGGTCAAGAATCTAAAAAAGCATTAGATTTAGTAAAGGATGCATGGAAAGCTTATGTTAAAATTGAAGATAATAGAGAAATGCTATTAAGTGTAATTTCTTTACTTCAAGATAGACAAGTAGCAGAAGATACTAAATTAGAATGGTTACAAGGACAAGTAGAAGAAAGAGTAGACAAAGAACCTATTAAGTTTTTAACTTTAGTTAATGACCCTACTTTTGAAACGCAATCTTTACTAAAAAGAGCTATTAATAAAAAAGTTGTAGTTGTAAAAAATAAACAACATTATACTGAAGATGGTATTAAATTAGCAGGAAAAGGTGAAGTAGCAAGTTTTAATAAATCTATAAGATTTTTAAGAGATCCTAAAAACCAAGAAATAAAAGATTTATTAATTGCAAAAACTGAATAATGACTAGTACTGAATTTAGTAATGAGTTTGATATATTGTTTAATAGTATTGCAACAAATGCAGCTCCTGATATAGATTTATATGAGAAGTCAGTGTATTTGACAGATGCACAAGAAATTCTTATTAAACAATATTTTAATCCTAAAGGTAACAAGTATCAAGAAGGATTTGAAAATTCATCTAAAAGACGTAATGACTTATCTCAGTTAGTAAAACCTTATAAATCTGTATTTTCTGAAACTATTAATAATAACTTTAAAGATTTTGGAATAACAAAAGATTCTAAATTTTTTAAAATTCCTAAAGATACATTTTTAATAGTTCAAGAAAGAGCAGATATATTATTAGAAGGTAATACAGATTTAGATTTATCTAACTTAATAGATGTAAAAGTAGTTCCTACTACTCATGATGAAATAAACATAGAGTTGGGAAATCCTTTTAAAAACCCTAATAAGGAAAGAGTAGCAAGATTAGAATTTAGTTCAGAAGGATTAGATTATAATATAGTAGAGTTAATTAATCCTTTTAGAATATTAAATTATAGATTTAGATATGTTAAATATCCTGATCCTATAATATTAACAAATTTAAATTCTTCTTTTCCTGGTGAGAATTTATCTATAAATAATAAAAATCAGGAAACTTTGTGTAAGCTTAATTATGGCATACAAAGAGAGATTTTGAAATTAGCTGTTAAATTAGCAACTGCTGATTATAAACCAGAATTATATGAAATAAAATCTCAAATAAATCAAACAAGTAAATAAATATTAATTTAAAAATACCTAAAAATGAGTGTATTTGGAACAAATCAAGTAGAAGAGTTAATTGTATTAGGAAGTACTAATGCTGAAGACTCTGTAAGAAAAGCCTCTGTTGTGGCTAACACAGTTGATACAGAAGGAGAAAAATTTAAACTAGTTCAAGAAGAAGGTGATGTATTAACATCTCAATTTTCTGATGTTATTGATCCTTCTAAAGTAGAAAGAGTAATTTTAAAAGAATTTTCACCAGCTGTTGAGAAATCAGTTAAAGTTGGTAATTTTGTTGATAGTGCTATTGTAGCTGATGCTACTTATATTCTTGAAACTAGAATTTTAGAAGATGGTGGAGCATTATCTAGTGAAAATTTTGCAATTGTATCAGGATATTACCAAACAGGTGCTTCTGATAATGCACAAACTGTAGCAGAAAATCTTGCAGCTAGTATAAATACTAATCTTACTCGTAGAGGTGGAGATGAACTAGAAGTAATTGCTCAAGAAGATTCTGGTAATGCAGGAGAATATGAAGTTATTGTTACTTCTAAACCACAAAGAGTAGTAGCAGGTAAAATTGTAGGTCGCCCTATTAAATTTAGTGTTATTCACAAAATTTTTACTAGTGGAGATCCTGTATCTGAAAATGTAAACAATGTAAATGTTGAAACAGTTGCATTACCTAGTTCTGGTGTAGGAACTGGTAAGTATGCAGTTAATTTAGAATGGTTTACAAAAGGATTTAAATATGAGCCTTACAGACAAACTGGTTATCCTGCAGATTTTGGAGAAAGAATTCCTTTCTTTGCTTCTGCAAGTAACACTTATAATGTGATACATATTAAATATTTTTCAGATAGACAATCTCCTTCTGTAGAAAAGCAAAATAAAGTTTTAACTACTTTAGTAGAAAGAACTAACTTAGCTTCTAATTCAGATACTAATTTAGTATTAGCAGAATTAAGATTAGTTTTAGGAACAGGAAAAGTTCCAGCAGATCTAGATGTAGCATAGTAAATCCTAATAAATAATAAATGGGGGTGTAATGCCCCCTTTTTAATATAAATTACAATGACATTAAATTCTTTTGAACTTTCTAATGATAAAAAATCTTTAGAAATAAATATAGCAGATGCTTCTAATATAGATTCTTTATTATTGTTTACTGATAAAACATTTAAAGATTATAATAAAGCATTAGATTTTAGCAATTTATTAACTACTGATGATACTCAAACAATTAATATTACTCCTTCTAGTCTAGGAGTCAAAAATTTTGAAGGACTATATTTTATAGAATTAGAAAATAGTCAAGAAAGAATAAACGGATTATTATCAGTGTTAACTAGATTTGAAGAGTGTATTTTAGAAAAAGTAGTAAAAATTAATTTATGTGATGATTGTTTAAAAAAGCAATATTTACCTTTAGTAAATGCACAAGCTACTTTAGAAGGAATAAAAATAGCTACAGAATTTGGATTTATTGAAGAAGCAATAGCTTTGATAAATAGTATAAAAAATTACTGTTCAAATAAATGTAAATCTTGTGGAAATTACGATAATGTAATAAATAATAATTATCTAAGTTATAATGATTAATACACAAATTTTAGTAACAAGCATCAATAAACAAATTGAAAAAAGTAAGGTATATGGTAATTTAAATTTGCTTGTAGTTTACTTTTTTAATTTAGTAAGGTATTATATAAACTTTACTGATGGAAAAGAAGAGTTTACGGAAGAAAATAAATGTTTAAAAGAATTATCAAATGCTTTAAAATATAAATATCCTGATGAAATCTGTAATTATAAAGTAGAATTAGATTTTAAAGATAATGTTGTAAATAATCCTCCTTCAATTGATTCTAACACATTAGACTTAAATGGAGATTTTATTTATGATATAAAAATAAATGAATTATTAAATAATTATACAGATGCTGAAAATGATGATTATTTTCAAGCTATTATTTATCCTAATAATTTAAATAAAGGAAAATTATATCTCAATAATAAATTAATTGATAAAACTACTACTATAAATTTAGTATCTAATAATCAATTTGAAGAATTTGATTTTAATTTAAAATATGTAGTAAGTAGTGGAGACTTATTTTCAGTTTCAAATGTTTTAGAAATAAATAAACAAGAAATTTTAGATTCTTTTGATGTTAGAGTATGTGATAATTTTTACCCTGAAGGATCTGCATTACAGCAATCTAAGTTTAGTGATAAAGTTACTATAAATTTAACTAATTCTGTATATGTAGAAAATGAGCCAGCTAATATATCTGATATATTTATAATTTCAAATAATAGAGTAGAGACTACTTTAAATTTAAATACATTTACTAATTTAATGAGTCCTCCTTATAATGATCCAGAAAATGATGATATAGATGCTATAAGAGTAGATTCTATATCACCGTCAAATTCAGGAACATTTTTATTTAATGGTATAGCAATTCAACCAGGTGATATTGTTTCTGATACAGAACTAATAAATGGTGATTTTAAACATATAGGTCCTAATTTAGATAGTTTAAATACAGATACTTTACAATTTTCTGCTAGAGATAAAGGATCTTTAATTTGGGTACAATAATATGGCAAAATTAAATATATCAAATACTAAAAAAGCTTTACCAATATTAAAAAGTTTTAAAGCTTCTGAACCTTTATTAGAAGTAAGTTGTAATTTATCTTCAAATATTTTAATGAATACTACTTACTATTTTGATGGATCTTCAACATTTCCTATATTAGGAAATAGAGTATTTACAGATATTAATGGACAAATTCCCTATAATAATATTAAAAAATTTTTACAATTTAATGTTAACAATAATACTAAATATTTTTATAAATTAGAAGGTAATAAAATAATATCAATAGATACATGTAATATAATAAATTTTAAAGAAATTACTATATTAGATCAAACTGGACAATTAATTTGTGAAGAGGGTGCATTTTTTCCAAATGATTTAACAGATGATGCTGAAACATTTTATCATAATGGCATAGGAGAATTTCCAAATGAAGGAGATAAAATATTTTTAACAGAAAATAGATTTGATCCTTTAATAAATTTTGAAGGATTATTTAATATTTTAAGAGGTACTTATTATTATCTATATACAGATAATTTAGGAAAAGTAGTTAAAATTAAAACTTGTAAAGAAATCATTACTGTTCCTACTAAAAGCACATCTTTAAAACCTTTAAAGAAAAGTAATGAACTTTATAATATATTTATTTGTAAAGAACCTAGTGTTAATTTTGAAAAAGTATATTATAAATCATTAAATAATAGTTTACCTGAAGAAGGATCTAAAATCTATTCTGATTCTAATTTAACTAATTTAATTACTAAAAGTAGTTATTTTGTAAGTAGAGATAGAATTTCTAAAAATGAAGAAATAATTACTGCTTTATTGTTAGATGAAAATGGAGAAGCTAGTTATCAAGAATGTACAAGACAAGTAATTATAGAAGAACCAGAAGAACCAGAGACAGGATCTTTTTATTTTAATGTATTATTAGTAGATAATTTTTGTGAAGCACCAGATAGAACTGATTCTTTTACTAGAATATATTATGAAGATTCACTAGAAAGAGGAAATAATTTTGTTATGCCTAATAGTGATACAAAAGTATTTTTAGATGAAGAATTAACTATACCTTATAATTCCATTACTAACGGAACTTATGGGTATTTATATAAAGATTTTTCAGCAAATACTTTTGTATATGCACAATTTTTAAATGATGAAGTTGTTGGAACTAGAACTTGTAGTGATTTACCAGATACAGAAGATCCTGGTGGAGGAGGAATAACCATATTTGGTTAAGAAAATTTAAGAATATTTAAAAAAAATAAAAACAAAATATGGCAACATTTACAATAACAGTAGAAGATAAAAATAATTTACCTCCTGATCAAGTTGGTAATTTAAAATTGCAATTATCATATAATGAGCTATATATTTTTTCATTTGAAGATTTTACAACTAATACTAATCCAGTTTATTCCGATCCAGAAAATGATGATCCTTTTAAATTGAAGATATTAGATTATCCTGATAATAATTCAAATCAATTATTATTAAATGGTGTAGAAGTTGTAGAAAACCAAGAAATTACTTTTGTTGATATAGTATCAGGAAATTTATCATTTCAAGCTGATGATAATATATTGACATCAGATTCTTTTTCTTTTACTTTTACAATATCAGATATAGGTTCTGAACAATTTTCTGAAGATAGTGGTAATATTGGAATATCTATTGCATCAAAACAAAATGAACCACCTACAGAAGTAGGAGATGGAAATGCAAGTTTAGAAGATACAGAAATTTTAGTATTTACTTCTGATATGTTTACTAACACTACTCCTGCATATTCTGACCCAGAAAGTGATCCTCCTTCTAGATTAAGAATTATATCTTTACCAGATACAGGAGAAATATTATTAAATAATATTCCAATTATAACAAGTCAAGTAATAAATTTTGAAGAAGTTATACAAGGAAATTTAGTATATGTACCTGATGATGTAAATGAACAAACTTTGTCTAATTTTGAATTTGAATTAGCTGATTCAGGTTCTAATATATTTGTAGGATAATGGCAATATTTAATTTAACAATATCAGATGCAGGAAATTTTGACACAGGTTTATTAGATTCAAATGTATATTATGGTACAATAGAAAATTTTCCTACTACAGAAACTCAATTAAAAAATTTAAATAATCTTTTAATAGAAAAAAAATATATAGAATTAGAATTTAGTAATGAATATAGTAAACATATAATTGCTTTACCTAGTACTATAAATTTAAATCAAATATTAAATGTAAATAATTTATATGAAGATATAACATTTAACTTTAAACAAAATAATTCTTCTTTGCAAATAGAACAAGATTCACAAAATGTAAATTATACTTTATATAAATTAGAATTAGACAGAAAAACTTTAGAAAATTTTAAATTATTAATAAACTTAACTAGTATATAATGTCTAAATATAATGAAATATTAAATAAATTAAGAATATTATCTAAATCAGCTGATATAGATGAAAGATATGGTCCTTGGGACTCTGTTAGTCAAGCTAATCAAAATATACCCTTAAAAGTAAGAGAACCTGGCTTAACTGTAGGTATTTACACTTCTAATAATACAGTTACAGAATATTGGTATAATGGTGGAACATTTTCTACAAATTTAGTTATAAAATCTCCTGGAAATGAATCAAATCTTTTAAATCAAGATATAACTGCTAATTTTGCATTAGGAGGAATAGAAGATCAAGAATTAATTCCTTCAGGACTTACTTTTACTCAATTTGTAGAAAAATTATTAACAGGTAATAATAATACAGAATCTTTTTTAGAAATTAATGATAAT